AATTGATTAACTTGATTTTGACTAGTAGCATTAAATTGATAAGCTGCATTTGCTGCTGCTTGATCTGACATTAAAAATGCTTGTCTTGTATTTAAATTTTGTAAACTTGCTTGTTGATTATTAGACAAGTTAGCCATATCCATTTGTAGATATGATTGTGCATTTGTAATTGCAGCTTGCTGATTGTTTGCAAGATTCTGAAATATCATTTGCTTATAAGTATCTGCATCTGCTTTAGCAATAGGTATAGCAGAGTTCATAATACCTTCAGCTAATGCTTCAGCTGCCATAGAACTTTGGCTCATACCTCTATTAGCTAATGCTGCTTCAGTAGCTTTTGCTGCACCTCTAGCCCATACAGGTAAAGGATTACCAGATTGTACTGCTGTAGTTACATCACTTTGTAAATCAGCTAACTGACCTCTAACTGTAGCATCAGAAGTTACTGTACCTTGAGCTGCTACTGCAGGTGCTGATACTGTTCCTGTAGCTGCAGTCATAGTAGGAGTTGATCCTGCTACTCCAGCTTGAGTATAAGTATTTGCAGCCTGTGCTGTAGGCATAGTTGCTGCTGTACTTGTAGGTGCTGCGGCTCCTGTTATTGTAGGTGCTGCTGCGGCTGTTGGCATTGCTGCTGCTGTAGTACCTGTAACCCCTGCAGTACTCATTAATTCATTAGGTCCTACATTCTGTAATTGTGGAGATATAGTAGTCCCCGTAGGCATAGTAGGTTTAGCTACTATAGACTCAATTAAAGATGTAGCTTTACTTGCTGTAGTTTGATTACTAGACGTAGGCTTAACTGAGCCTGTCTGTAATGCTACTGTGTCTACTGTTGCTACCATTGTTTATCTTCCTTGTCGATTATATTTTTTAAATGTTGAGTGTTTGTTTAAATTTTTACGATGTCTTCGTGGCCTTTTTTTAGGCTTTGGTCTAGGTACAAAATGTAAAAAACTTACTTTAGCCATTGTTTATTTTAAAACCTTTATACCATGCTGGTAAACCTATAAAAGGTCTTTTATCAAATTGATTTTCTTTTGCAGTTTTTGATTTTGCCTTATTGTAATGCAAAAATACTTGACCACAATCCTTACCTTTAAATTCTTCTCGCCAATGTTCTAAATCACATCCAGAATATACTAACATATCACCTGGTTCTAAATCTATTTTAATACCAGCTTGTCCTGTTTTACCAGTTGGATCTAAGTATATTGGCCAAGGGTCACCCCCAAGATTTAAAGTTGTAGATATTTCACAAGAGTATCTATCTTTATGTCTTGCTAATACATCTCCTTTTTTATATATTCTAGCGTAAGAATATGTTTCACTTAATTTTAATTTTGTTTGTTTTTCCATTACAGGTTTTACTTCTTGTAATAAAGTTTCCATTGCAATGTCACCATAATGTGAATAAGTATTTGGCACTTGTTCATCATTCCATACTCCAAAGTATTCTGTATATGGTGATATATATCTTTGATCAAATAAAAATCTTGCTACATTTCTTTTGTTACAAAAATATTTATAAACAAAATCTGCTAATTCTTTTGATATTGCTTTTTTAATTACTGTATATTTATTTTTTTGAAACGACATTTTTAATAATATTTTTTCCCTTTAGTTTTTTATTTGACTGTATAAAATTTTTAATATAGTCTGGTTTATTTTTTACAGTATTAGTTTCGAGGGTAGCTTGTATTATAGCTTTTTTCATATTATCATTAGGCTTTGACATTTAAAACACTATTAGGTATTGCCTGACAGTTCCAATGTATAAATCTAAATGGTTCATATCCCATGTCTACAATGTATTGATGTGGCATGTATGAAGGAAAGAACATAGTTTTTCCTGGTTGAACTTTATAATTAATTTGTGATGATGCATATGTTACTTTTGTTTTATCTGCTTCTGGTAAAAGATTCATAACATTACCTGGTCTTGGATCTTCAAATAATGGCATTGATGTAGCTTCACTTGCTTTCAAAAAATAAAAACCAGAGATATGCCCATTCCAATGTGTATGTAATGTATGATGTCCTCCACCTCTTTTAGCAAACTCTTGCACCCACATTTCTGTAATAAATACTGTATAATTTGTTAAATCAAATCCCATTTCAACTAACAAATTATGTGCTGTTGCACCTACATAATTTTGTAACTTTTGAAACTTAGGATCACTTATCAATGACGTTGAGTGAAACACATGACCCATGTCTCCTTTGTTTCCAAACTTTTTATTTCTTTTATCTATTGCTTCTTTTAAATTTTTTTTAGATTCTTCAATATATTTATCAGATGCATTATTTAATTCATTTACAAATCCTGGTTCGTCACCATGCCATATTGGGCAACTAAATAAATCTTCTCTGTTTAATTGTATTGGAAACTGTAATTCTGTTTTTAACTTTTTAGTTTTTTTCTTTTTCATATTCTCCTTATCTAAATGGCCAACCAAGATTCCATATAACTAAACTATGTCTTGAGCCTTTTTTTACTGGGCATACTCGATGCCATACAAACGAGGGGAATACTACTAAACTTCCTTTAGGTAATATCTCTTTACACTTTATAGGTTTTCTAGGTTTATCAGGATCTAGATTTCTAAAATCAAATTCTAATTCACCACCTTTATATTCTTTTGGATCTGATAATGTGACTGTTACAGATAACTTTCTAATTTTACCATGCGATGGATCATTAGCAGTTTCTCTAATATAAGGCTGATCCCAACTATCACAATGCCAATCATAAAATTGATCTTTAGTATATTTTGTAAATTGGCAAGATTCACTAAAATCCCATTCAAAATTCCAACCTGCATTTCTATTTGCTTGATGAATATATGGTTGTATTTCTTTATAAATCCATCTATCACTCATCCAAACAATATCTGAATTTCTTTTCTTTTTTAAATCTTTTGTTTGTTTTTCATTTAATGGCTTATTACCATAACCTCCAGTAACTGCCATTTGATCTTGTAATGATTTTCCATATCGTACAATATCATCACATATTCTCTCTGGTATTGCACTTTGGAAATACCAATAATAATTTGTTAAATTCATATACCTTATATTATACTAATTTTTTTTAATATTGTCAAGGAACATTAATTTTATGTCACGCTTACTGTTCCTGAGGTAATAATATGTGCTACAGAAGTACCATCAGGTTGTGTGACTAGTGAATTAGAACCTGGTGATAATGCTATACCTGGAGTTGCAGCCGAAGGGAATTTAATTAAAACAATACCACTTGCACCTGATTGACCTCCTGCTCCTCCACCTCCAGAGTTTGCAGTTGCAGCGGTTACTGTTCCACAAGTAATATTTGTTCCGCCACCACCAATACCTCCAGCACCAGAACCACTAGGTGTAGGGCCTGCAGGTACAGGTACATCTTGCAATCCTCCACCACCTCCTGCAAAGTATCCTTCACCAGGGCCAGATACAGGATAAAAAGGTTGAGGTGCACATCCAAAAGTAGAAGTAACTGGAGATCCAGCACCACCTGCACTTGGAGATCCTTTATTTGTTGAAGGCCCTCCTGAACCTGCACCAGCAGCTCCACCTCCACCTCCACCAAAAGTAAAGTTAGCTTGGTCTGTAAATCCAGGTGCTCCATCATTACCTTGTGATGGACTTGTAGGGGGAGTATTACCTGATCCTCCAAGTCCTGGAGTAGAAATTAAATTACCTCCACCTCCACCACCAGATCCACCATCTCCACCATTTCTTTCAGGTGCAGGATTAGAGCTAGCAAACTTACCACCTTTACCTCCACCTGTTGATGTATTACATCTAAAAACTGAATTTGCACCTTGAGATGATCCACTACCTCCTGCACCTATAGTGACTGAATAATCTGTAAATCCAGTAAATGGTTGACAAGTAAATAATCTAAATCCACCTGCACCACCACCACCTCGTTGGCCTCCACCACCACCACCTGCTACTACTAAATAATTTGCATTGAAACTTCCAACTGAACGGACTGGCCATGTGCCTTGTTGTCTTGCTATTAATTGACTTCTTAAATTCCATACACCACTTGCTTTGTTTAATTCTTTTACGACAACCCTACCTGATCCACCATTACCACCACTAGATGTAGATCCTGATATTCCACAATCACCAGCACCTCCACCACCACCGCCACCTTTATTGGCATCTGCGTTTGCTCCAGGATTTGCTGTTCCTGCACCACCAGCTCCACCTCCACCTGGACCTGCAGCACCTGCTCCAGCACCAGAACCAGCTTCCCAACTGCCACCTCCACCGCCACCTCCGTGTAAAGTACAATCAACTGGACTTGTCCAACCAACACCACCAGCGCCACCAACACTATTTCCTGGAGAATCACCTCCAACACCTCCAGCTCCACCTCCACCTCCGCCACCTCTATCGGATGGACTTCCACCAGCATTGGATTGAGGGGCACCTGAAGTACCACTTGTTCTAACTCTATTAGATGGACCAGGAGCATCAGCTATATGTGTAGGTGCACCTGTAGCTGTTTTACCAAAACCTGTTGAGTTACTTCCTGCAGAACCATAACTTCCAGGGTTTTCAAGTGGAGGAGATTGAGGGTGTGATGCACCAGCACCACCGCCACCAACAACCATTGCATATTGTGTAGAACCACAAACTGTAATTTGTTCACATATATAACCACCAGCTCCACCTCCACCGCCTCCATTAGAAACGTTTCCAGTGTTACCACCAGCTCCTCCTGCTAAAATTTTAGCGTGAACAACTCTAGTTCCTGCTTGTGTACAAATATTTGCGTTAGATGTAAAAGTAGTAACAGTACACTTCCCAAAAGAAGTTACATTTCTTTTACCGATTATACCGCCATTGGTTCTTGGCATTTAGTGTCTCCTATTCGGAAACCCAAGCTGAGCCATTCCAATTATAGACTGTTTTGGTTTCCGCATCATCGTTTGATTTAGTTGCTTCCCAACCTGTATTATTATCATCTTGATATTTAGTTTCGTTCCATCTAATGTTATAAAACCAAACAACAGGATCTTGACCATCATCAGTTACTGATGGATATGTAATTGGTGCTTGCCAATCATCACTACCATCTAATGACCAAGATTCATAAGGTTGTGGGTTTAAAAATTTATTTTTAGATGCATCATATCTCATACCAATACCTGCATATTGTTTTCTAAAGTTATTGTTATAAGATGTTTGCTTCCAAGTGCCACCTCCAAAAAAATTAACACACCATGTTTCACCATCAACGTGTTCATCTGAAGGCACTTCATCATTAGCTACAACTACAACTCTTTTTACAACCAGATGTGTATCTGATGTAAAACCAGTTGGGTCGGTTTTTGATTCTAACTCTGCAAAATGTGCCATGTTTATTTTCCTCCGTTATAAAAAATTCTGTTATGCTTCTGCTATTGTTAATGTTCCTGAAGCTGTAAATTTTGCTATTTTATCTCCTCCAGGATGTGTAGACAATGTTCTTGCAGGTGTTGGACTTCCTGATAAAGTAAATTGACTAGGTACTCGTACTATAACTATACCAGATCCTCCAGCTCCACCATCACCATCTTGTGGAGTTGAGTCACCTCCACCGCCACCACCGCCTCCAGTGTTTACGGTTCCTGCAGCTCCATCATTTCCTGAAGATCCACCAGCTCCTGCTCCACCTGCTCCAGCGGCACCACCCGCGGCATCACCAACAGCGCTTGCTCTTCCGCCACCTCCACCGCCACCAGCGTATGTTGTAGCACTTCCTAAAATTGCGTTAGGTGCTCCTGCACCACCTGCTCCACCTGCAGCAGGACCTGTTCCTGGATTATTGGTTGCACCGACTGCAGTTGCTCCACCACCTCCACCACCTGATCCAAGATTAGGTGTATTACCACCTCGATTACCTTGAGGAGGATCTGTTGGAGGTGTATTTCCTGCTCCACCGCAAGCCTGAGTATTAGCGGATCCACCACCAGAACCACCTGCTTGTCCAGCCACTCTACAATCTCCACCGCCACCACCACCAGCAGTAGATGTTATTGTTGAAAATATTGAATCATTTCCATTAACTCCCTTAATAGCTGCTCCAGATCCACTTGCAGGTCCTCCTGCTCCACCAGCTCCAACTGTTATTGGATAACTTCCTAAACTTAATTCTTGATTTGATCCTTGTAAAGGACTTGGGCCATAACCAGAAGCACGATAACCTCCAGCTCCACCACCTCCACCAATTATGGCACCTCCACCGCCACCACCAGCGACTACCATGTAATCTACTGATATTGTTCTTGATATCCACTCTGAATTTTTTACTTGATCGAAATGATCATTAATACTCCACATACCTGATGCACATTTTGGAGTTGTTTCTTTTATAACTACTATACCTGAACCACCTGCACCACCAGCTTGAGGATTATCTCTTACTCCACCGCCACCACCACCAGTATTGGCTTGCCCTGCTTGACTAGGTCCAGCTGCTCCAGTAGTGTTTCCTGCACCACCTCCTCCAGATCCGCCACTTCCAGCTGTACCTGGTGCAACTGCACCACCGCCACCACCGCCAGCATAAGTTACAGCAGATCCTGTAATATCATTTGATGTTCCATTACCACCATTACCACCACAACCTGGTGCTGAATCTGCACCATCTGCACTAGCTCCACCACCGCCACCACCAGCTCTTGGTTGTGCGTCTGGAGAATCTCCTCCAGGATTTCCTTGAGATGGACTAACAGGAGGTGTGTTACCAGCTCCACCCACTGCAGGTCCGCATCCATTGTTAGAGGCTCCACCACCTGAACCGCCTGCTAAACCATTTGGCTCACATCCTACACCATTATGACCACCCCCGCCACCACCAGCAGATGTCATTACACATGCTATAACTGAATTTGAACCATTATTACCTGGATTGGTTGCACTACCAGCACCTCCACCTCCAACTGTAACAGCTAAAGCTGCACTAGGCATTGAAACACAAGTAGCTACTCTATAACCACCTGCACCTCCTCCACCACCAGAATCAGCTCCTCCTGAACCACCACCAGCAACCACCATTATTTCTGGTATTGTTGATGTACAGTTTTTCTTTTGGAAAGTTCCAGAAGATGTATAGGTATGAGTTTTAGTAGATGGTGTGCATACTACTTTTACAGGTCCTATGATTCCGCCATTTGCCATGAATTATGTTGCCTCCTATAATTCTATCTATTATGCGTCATCTAATTCTTCGTAAGAAACAAAGTAAGTTAAGTCATTTGCAGCTGATGCTGTAAATGCTAATAAATCTGTTTCATCTAAATAAATTGGATTCTCTAAAAAACTTAGGGTAGCATCTGCTGGTACTGATATTGTATTAGCAATCTTAACATAGTTAGATCCATTATCTACACTAACTTCGATTGTAATATCAGCAGCATTTGAACCATCTACGTTTGCAACAAGAATTGTATTTATTTTGGCAACTTTATCTGCTGCAACATCAACCGCTGTAGTTCTAGATGTACCATCTAGTAAAGCAGTTGCGTTTTTAGCATTAATAGTTGCTACGTTTACGATGTTTGGTGTAGCCATATTATCTCCTTTTTAATTTTATCCAAATACAATTGCCATTGCAATTGCTTTTCCTACTGATGCAGCACTAGAGTTTGCATCAACATATGTTACTAATCTTGAAGCAGCAACTTTTCTATTAGTGCCTCCTGCCCCATTATCTACTATAAATAAATCTGCGTCTACAATAGCTTCTCCTATATCTGTACCACCATCTATATCTAATGCAGCTAAACTTACTTTGTTAGCTGTTGATATTGTATCTAATTTAGAGTCCGCTATAGCTGCTGATGAATTAATATCTGCGTTTACAATAACTCCACTAGCGATACCAAATACACCTGCATTTGTAAGAGTTACATCTCCACTAGGTACAACTGGATTAAAATTAGTACCATCTGCAACCATAATTGCAGTATCTGTATTTGTACCCATTGTTAAGTCATCACCAGAAACTGTAAGATCTCCAGTAATAATTAAATTACCACTGCTATCTAGTTTTAGTCCATTACCAGATCCAACAGTGCCTCCAGACTTAATAACTAAATTATCACTATCTGAATCATCTACAGCAATATGAAATTTATCTGCACCTTGTGTATCAAAAATTATTGTAGGGTCGCCAGATGCTACATCTATTTCAATATTACCATTAGTGTTTATATGACCTGTTATATTTGCATTTGCCCCTGCAGTGATTGAACCACTTAAAAATAAATTAGTAAATCTTTTTGAACCACTTGTTCCTAAAGCTACATCATCATCAGTTACAGGTTCTAAAACACCATCTTTTAAAACTATCTGATCTGCACCTGCAGCTCTAAATATAATATTATTATCTGTTGCAAAATCTATATCATTATCAGCATCTCTACCAACAACTAAACTTGTATTTGTTAATGATGATATTGTAGTTTGAGAAGATCCTAAAGCAAAATCAATTGTATTATCTCCATCTTGATATGTAACTGTAATTCCTGTTTCAGTATTAGAGCTAACCATAGCTCCAACAGTATCAGATATAACTTCTGATAAATCAATATTAGCT